ACACTTTTTTTATAGGAGAAACAAAATGATACAAGGTTTACAACGAGCAATGCTCAACGCATATGACTCGTACAAAAGAGCAACAGGAGACATTGAAAAGAATGTCGAGAGACTTGCAAGTGGTTCACGAATACCGAAATTTTCTGATGATAGTGTAGCTTCTGCAAGTGTCGTCCGAATGACCAATAAGATAGCTGCATTGGAACAGGCAAATCGGAACGTCAAAAATTCACAAGATTTACTTATTACTGCTGATACTGGAATGGCTGCAATCAGGACGATTGTAGAACGATTACAAGAGATTGGTATTGAGTCTGCCAATGATACTATTACAAACGAAGAACGAACAATATTGTCTGCTGAATATGATCAATTATTAGAAGAAGCTGAGTTTGTGGTTTCTTCAACCAAATACAATGGTATTGAATTGTTAGACGGTAACTTTACTAATCAGATTGTTGCAATCGGGATCAATGACGATCCAGATCAAAGAATTAATATATCATTGGGTGATGCATCTGCTGATGCATTAGGAAAGACCGAAGATGTTAATGGAGTTGCTACGTTATTTTCTATTTCTGATAGTTCAGTTGACGATTCATCAAAATCACTTGATGCAGTTGAAACGTTAGACGCTGCACTCGAACAATTGATTGAACACCAAGCACAGATTGGTGCAACTATCCGTAGGTTTGATTTTACTATAACCAACTTGGAAAGTATGGTCTTGCAAACGGAAAATAATAAGAATAGTTTGACTGCACTAGATGAAGCTAGGGAAATCACTGATCTGTCAGTGAATCAAATTAAGCAACAAACTGCATTGGCAATGATGGCACAAGCACAATCCTTGTCACAAACTATATTCCAACTCTTACAAAATCATTAGGATAGAAATTAAAGTGCACTAAAGTGCACTTTAGCCTTGACAAACGAAGATTAATATGGTATAATATGGGTATTAAAACAAAAAAAAGGGTACAAAGTGATATGAAGGATAAAGTAGATATGAAGTTGAATAATGTTTTTGAGTTGGCAAATGGAATGGAAGAATATAATACTATGAATAATAAATTTTCTGCACACGATGACATATACAATAAGAAGGCCAAAAGTGATTTTTTTGGATTAGGTGGTTTATTAGCTGATGGGTCTGTCACTATCAAATATAAAGGTACTGAAGGGCCTAACTCTAAGAAGTTTAGTGCAACAATAGCAAAGAATCAGATCTATATTAATGTTGGTATAGCAGGTAGTCCAAGAAAAAAAACAAAGAATAGCCAAAAAGAATATCCTACAAATAGGATTTATGGTAGATTTGATTCACATCAAGGATCATATAAGTATTATGGTGCAGGGATCTATAAAAATGTAGAAGTTCGTGGATTTATGACGGAGTATAATATAACGGACGAGAATTTAGTAAGTAATCAATTTTTCCTTACTAGTTCGACTCAGGATGATAAAACTCCTTATAAGTTACTTGACACTAATCGTCTTGCGTTGGGTTGTATTTATGCTAGCATGATATCTCAAAGACAAGTTGATAATAATTATTCTTTGGTTGATGATTCAGAATATGATGATCTTATAGTTAAATATTGGAGTTCTGGTTCACGATCGCGAGCCGTTACATTAATTCCTCATGATATTCCTAATACCGATCTTGGTATAATTTTCATTACTGATAGGCAATAGGATGGCAGGAATAACTGAAGAAGAATTTTTAGAATTAACTAATGCACATACTCCCAAAACATTTTCTCTGGCTGTTGAAAAGATGGCTAGAGAAAGTGAGATTGGGTATCTTGATGCTATAATAGAATATACAAATACCAATAATATTGAAATGGAAATTGTACCCAAATTGATAAGTAAACCATTGAAGGAGAAATTAGAAGTAGAGGCTAGGAAGTTGCATTTCTTACCAGGCTTTACAGAGTTGCCTATATGACAGGATATGATGCATACAAAATATACTTAGGGTTTAAGTTACATTTCACCAGTGAGAAGTATGATTTTCCCACATATAATGGAAAGGTGAAATATAAGAGAGAGTCTTACGAAAAGCGTAAGGACTCTCATTTTTTTGATAAGATTGCTCGAGTGTATAATACTCATGAATTAAAAGGATTGTTTATTTCTCATTTTGTATCTGATTCGCAGTTCAATGATCTGTATAGTGAGGATGCAAAAGATACCTTTGTTGGTTGGAAAAAAAGAATTCAGAGTATGGCATATAATTTCGAGAAAGAGCTTGATGTATTGATAGGACGCGTTGGAAGCTTTGATGATTTGTTTAAGGTGGAAGATGGTAATGAGCCTATTGTTGTACAGGCACTTTATCATAGTGATATCTCAGCTGAGACTTTTATTATATTGGATAGTGTTCTGGGTTTTGTTGAACACATTGATAGAAATATTGATGATGAGATAATATGGCCAAGGTGGAAAACTCGTTGCAGTAAATACTCAAGATTGTTAGATGTAGATGTAAATAAGTATAAAAATCTTTTGAAGAAAAGGTTATTTAGCCTTGACAAATGAAGATTTTTATGGTATAATATAGTTATTAATTTAGTGAATAAGACGAATATTCAAAATATAAGGAGATACACAAATGGCAAATTCATTTGCAGCGCTTAAGCGTGACCGACAAGAAACTTTAACCAACCTAACTACCGAATTGGAAAAAACTCAAACTGTCCAAACCAGTTTTGAGGATGATCGCCTTTGGAAATGTGAGCGAGACAAAGCTGGTAATGGTTATGCAGTAATCCGTTTTCTTCCCACCGCAGAAGGTGAAGACGTGCCTTGGGTACGAGTATGGAATCATGGTTTTCAAGGGCCAGGTGGCTGGTACATTGAGAACTCACTTACCACGTTGAATCAAAAAGATCCAGTTTCCGAATACAATACTGCACTTTGGAATAATGGAACTGAAGCAGGTAAGGAACAGGCTCGTAAACAGAAGCGTCGCCTTAATTATTATTCTAACATTTATGTTATTAAAGATCCAGCTAATCCAGAGAATGAAGGTCAAGTTAGAATCCTTCGCTATGGTAAGAAGATCTTTGATAAGATTAATGATCTTATGAATCCCGAATTCCAAGATGAAGATGCAGTCAATCCATTTGACTTTTGGGCTGGTGCTGATTTTAAAATGAAAATTCGTATGGTGGAAGGGTTTGTTAATTATGATAAATCTGAATTTGATACGCCAGCTGAATTTCTTGGCGGGAATGATAAAGAGTTGGAAACAACTTGGAATACCCAATATCAGCTGAGTGAGTTTACTTCGCCTGATAACTTCAAGACTTATGATGAGCTTAAAACTAAGTTCAATCGTGTTCTTGGTTTGACTGATGATCCAAATTTGGAATTCCAATCTAGTAAGTTTGAGACAACTACTAAGGTTGAAGAGCCGGAGCAGATTGTTACTAGTTCTGATAATTCTGATGAAGGTGAAGATACTTTATCTTATTTTCAGAAGTTAGCTGAAGAGCAGTAAATTATTTGGGGGAGAAATCCCCCATTTTTATAAAAATAAAACGAACAAAATGGAGTTTCACTTGTCTAATATAGTAGAGGTAAATTTTGTTTAAGGAGAAATGAATGAAAACGCGAAGTATAACAGTTGGAGTTGGAGTTGCAATTGGAATTGCATTGATGATTGGTATGTTGACTGCTGGTACTGTGAACATAGTAGAAGCGGAACGTCAAGATCGTAGGCGGTCACAAAATCGTAAAGAACGGTTTGATAGGGGTCGTGATATGTTACGACAATGGAGTGCATTGGAACGGTATCGACAGTTCTGGTTCAATACAACTTTTATGTTGGAATTGGATAATGAGACTTTAATTCGTGCAAAGGATGTTTATAGTAGGGCATTGAATGATATTAATCAGGAACACCAGACTAAAGACCGTAAGGAAATTGCAGAAGAATTTGCAACTAATTTAAGAAAGACCATAGGTGATGAGAATTTTGATAAGTTGTCTAAATCAGTTCGTAGTCGTAGAGGTCGCCGTGATATTAAGATAGGTGAGCAAGGTCGTAGTCGTAGAAAGAG